TTCTTCCTTAGTTCTATTTTGATCCGACTGGTTTCACGATTTTCAAATATAGTTAGCACAGTTGCCAGCCTGCCATAACGGACCACACTGTCATTCACATCCTTGATGTCATCCGGCCAAGGAGGCATGCTCACTGCCCAACCCAGTTCCACAGCACGATCCACCAGTTCCATACCTGACAAGTCTTGATCTGGCACCACTGTGATCTCTCGGCCCAGGCTACGGATCAGTCTTGCTTGCTCATCTGATATGGTGCTGTGCATCACAGCAAGAGCACTGATACATAACGCATCAAATATGCCTTCTACCACGATCACATGAATCCAATCTGCATGCTGTAAGTCTGTGCCGAACACATATCCGGGTTGGCTGTTGCTGATGTATTTGGGTTTGCGGTCGTCCAAGAATCTCTGCGTGTGTCCTACTATGCGATCGTCGTGGGTGAATGGAATGATCACACTGGGGCGATGTTGCCATGCTTGTTCTGGATGATCTTGTATCATCACAGGATAGTCATCGGGCACACATCGTTGCCTTAGATAATCTCGACGAGGATCTTCGCCGGTCAGCAACTCACTCAATGCCGGTAGTTCTTGTTCTTCAAATTCAATACCTGCCAGGGTGCTGAACATCCTCTGGCGATCATCTAGGATACCATGTATGCTGCGATGTCGGAGACTTTCCAAGTTTAACGCATCAATCTCTGCGTCGGGCACACCCATCCAACTCAAGAGCCTGCGGGCCTTAAAACTCATTGAACGTCCAAGGATAAAGCTGGCGGTGTAGTTGCAGTTGAAACAGTGATAACTCCAACCTGTTTCTGTGGGTTTGAGACCCCCTCGGCTGCGTCGATCCGTTGTACTGCCATTGTGAGCACAGCACACAGCGTTGAACGATATCCAACCTGAAGGCGTGGCTTTTCGTTTCGCAGGCAGATAACCAAGGATGTCAAGCATCCTTACATTGTAGCAGAGTCTATGGTAAAAATCAACTTTTCTGATATCATCACATGCCCAATCTCGTTAGGATGACCGCCGGGCATTATGAGTTCTCGATGCCGGTTGCCAGGATGGTCTCGGAACCAGATGGTGGTACTAAAGCCCGGCCAGATCATGGTAGGAAGATCCATTTTGATATCCTCGGGCATGATGTGAAACTGCATCATGTTGAGATTTTTTCTAACTGCTACTCCATCAAAAAACTGTACAGTCTGTTGATAATTTAATTTTGCCAATTCAGCGCAATTGGTCAGCACCAGTTGTTGCTTGACCATGGTGCGGAATTCTTCAGGTACCACGCTCGACCCATACTGCACCCAGGTGGAGTGTACGAACCGATTCCACGGAGGATCATTGGCGTAACTGCGATGATTGGGATTGTAAAAGCTGAGTCGGTCAGAGTCTGTATGCCCTACCAGAATCAAACACGAACCCGGGTCTGGTTCATGATCCAGCCACCATTGGAATGTCCAGATTGAACTCTGCATGCTGCCGCCGGCGATGCCAAAATTTTCCACAGGTACACCATAATGGTCGCCCAGTAGTCCCAAGAAGTTGTGACTGTTGCGGTATACATCATTTTGATGCCAGCATGAATGTGCATCAGGGTATCGGCCACGGAGTTCCGGATCCAACAGTTCATCACCATACATCCAGCTATCACCAAACCCTACGATTTTTTTAAATGTCATCTGACCAGTATGCTTATGATGGCTCCGCGACTGATACCGATTACCGCTACCCGATTGCTTTGTTGTGGATTGGCCACATACCCTGCGCCACCGTCTATAACATTTATGGCACTGACCTGATCGCCAGTAATTTCTGCTTCGGCCACAGCACCTGCACCTAAACCAATAATATTGACCTTAGGAGGTGCAAGATATCCATATCCAGCTTGAGTCACAGTGATCCCGGTGATCACCCCATTGGCTCCGGTGGCCGTGGCCAGGGCCAACTGCACTTGTTCTGTGCCCGGCCATTGATCACTTACCAATCTCAACAGCGGATGATATCCCACCACATTGATATAGTCGGCACCACTTTTGTTGTAATAGCTCTGCAACTCTGTAACATCTGCCCAAACAGATTCGTAGTTCTGGGCACCTTGCACTTTGACATTTCCGGTGTAGTGATCCATCTCCATCTGGAATGTGGTAAAGCTGGTACCATTGGTGGGCACATGACTGCTGAATCGTTGTGGGTCATTGAATACATTGCCATACGCACCTGGTGGATTCAATGCCCAATCAGGATAGTTGGAATTGAACACCGGATCAACATAAGATTCCGGACCATAGATTGTGGGAATGGTGACCAACTGGCTGGGCACAAAAGCCGGCTTGACTGAATCAACAATGTCCACATCGCCACGGCCTTGTGCTTGGGCATCCACGAACACTGCTTCCACAAGATTGCCACTGGCTCGTTCTATGCTATAACTTGAGGGTTCTGGCGGAAACTCTGTGGTCTCTGCTGCTGTGAGTATGACCTTGGCACGACCAAACTGAGCGTTGATTATGACCATGTCTTTTTCAATCAGCAGGGCTGTGCCCGCTAGATTGATCAGTCTGAATCGCAATGCTGATCCGGTGATGTTCACAGGTTTTTGATCTTGATTGATGAACTCAAACAAAATCACATTGTCAACACCCTTGTTGATGGTTAGTTTTTTAGCGTACACAGGATCCCACCTCCGGTCAAAAACATCACCATCTGTGGTATCCAATACCAACACACGTTGGATTTGTTGATAGATATAGATCTGGGTTGAATACATGTGGTGAGCTCCAATGATATTTAGCCCGAGACACAGGGGTATAAATATCCGAACTAATACAATATGGGCAGCGACTTATTCCAAAAACTTGCAGACAAGTATCCTTTCATAACCTTGTGTGTGTATTCCAGCAACGAATACGTGGGCATCGTGCAGAATCGAGACGACGTGATCACCACCATCTACGACTTCGGTGTGATACAAGATCCTGAACAGAAACGTCGCTACATTGATCTGGCCAACACCTGGTGGTGGGAAAGCAACAGATCAATCCCCATCAACATATTCCTGCGCGGCGAATGGGAAGAATTTCGACTGTGCTTACGCACATTTGTGAACAAGGACCTGGAGATCTTGCACGGCCCTGTGTGCAGTTTAAATGACATCGCCCGTAGAAAAGGCAAACGAAAATCAATTACCCTGGTTCGTCGAGTTGAGTAAGTTCATGTGCAAGGCCACCAAGGCTGCATATCCCACAGCATGAGCTTTTTTGAACGTATAACCTCTACTGTCATCTCCATCCCACACTGACTCAAAAACTCGATTCCAGGGCTGATTCTGTAAGTGTGCTTTGCCTGGACGGATTACTGAAATAAACGCAGCCATCCTAGGGATTGAATCTGGCTGCATTGTCCGCAGCAAATCAGTGTAGTTGCCTACATGCACTAGTTGCCGGGACCATTCTGGATCTGTCCACAATCTACTCCAGGGCGGCTCTGCCGCTAACATCTCTTCATAGTGTGCAGGATCTCGCACTAAATTATACACACTCATGTTCAATAAATCGATCTTGAAGTAGCCGCGGGCCTCGGCTGTTTCATAATCCAATGCACTTGTACCCGTCACAGGATCTCTGGGAATCTCAGTGACATAGATGCCGGAGTTGTGTCGGCGCCCGTTGCTTTGCCGTGCGGCTGTATGCTGGATCAATGCCAGCACAGCATCCCTATTGGGCACATCAATGTCAATGTCTGCGCTCATGACTGGACCAGGAGTGTGACCATTCGCAGTTTTTCTTCGGCTTCGCGCACCGCTGCCAACTGATCAGCCACAGCAGGATGCCGTTCAGCCAATTCTTTTATTTTCATTTCTTCATGGCGCTGTTGATTGGCCCAAGCAATGGCTGCCACAGCATCTGATGTGAGACTCACATTTGCAGTGCTCATCTCCATTGGTCTCCACATCATTCCATCATACACTTCCACGCTCTGAGTGCTTGTGTTGAATCGCATGTTACCCAGCCCTTGAGCACCGCTGTAGTTGTTCATGTAGTTGGTGGCCGGGTTGTTTGTTGTGGTTATATATGGTCCATTAGTGTATACATGTTTGATCATTTCACCATCCTGCTTGTGTTAAAATCTCTCGTGCGTATTCCTGATCAGCAGGATAATCCGCAAACTTCTTCTGCCATATATCTGAATCAATGTAAGGCCATATCATTGCCACTTGCTCTGCATTGAGATCTGATAGGAACTTCTGCCCAGATTCCGAATTGTAGATCACCCAAGCACTAATCCTGCCTGTTGTGACAGCATAGCATGTGGCATTGGCGCTGCCATATCTCAAACAATCATGTGAAGGAGAATCAGTCCGCTCACTCCAATCAATGCTGTATTCAATGGCTCTGGCCAGAGCATCGTTCACAGTTTCTTTCTGCACATGGGTCACGAGATACTCTGTGTATAGCTTATCACTGCACCAGTTGTCAATCTTTCGATTACCTTTCAGCAACCATTCAAGGAATCGTTCTGGCTGGATTACTCTCACATCCACACAATACCTACCCCACTTCACAAACGCACGATAGTATGGGGATATCACAAAGTCATCCCATCCTTTTAACTTTGCTGATCCTTGTGTGTATTCGTAGAACTTTAGATAGCCTTGCAGACCCAACTGTACACCGCGTTCACTTTGCTCTTGCCAGCGTTTCTTCTGTTCGCAAACATGCACACTCAGCGTGGTTTCTCGGCTGAATGATCGTTCGCAATATCTACATGTGAAGTTACTTGTCGTTGCCATGAGCCCGTTGCAGTTGAGCTAGTTCTTTTTTGTCAGTGAGCGCGGCCATGAGATCGATCTCATCATCTTTGAAATGTGGATACAATTCTCGCAGTTGTTTCTTTATTGCACTTGCACCGGCTTCTTTCTTCTTGGGTGCGATCCAGTTGTGCCGTATTGCACCCATGCCCGGACTGGCTGCTGTGGCCATGAGCCATTGCAGTTTGGGATGTCGATGCATGGTAAAGAAGTGCTTGTTTAGATAATGATTCACACTCTGCACATAGTATTCCTGGATCTCTTGGCTGCCATCCACAGCAGATCCCCAACGCACCATGAGGAAGGTTGAGAACTTCTTGCGTTCTTCCGGCGTGAGTTCATCATAGAAGTCACGGTTCTTTGCGTCCAGTTGACGCATCTCGTTCGAAATATTCAGTTTGTCGCTCATTTGATCTTGGTCAATCTATAGATCATTTTTGCTTGATCCAGCAGGTCTTTCAAAGCCACATTGGTTTCAGCGGCTGCTGTTATGTCTCGCCATTCTTCGAATAGTCGGTATTCATCGCCGGCAAGTTCAAAGTAAGGCTCACCCTTTTCTTCTTTATATTCTTCCGTTTCCCACAATTTGTCCCATTTGATGCGTTCCCAGGCATCTGGTTCATACTCCTTGGTAAGCCACAGGTCAGTCCACTTTTCTGTATACGGGTCAGCAGGTGCGAGTTTAACAGTCTTTTTCATGGTGATTTGTCAGTTCGAGTTAAATGATACACCATTATAGCATGGTCCAGAATATCTTGTAAAGCAGGATTGGTGCGGGCCTCTTTACGAATCTCTCCCCATAGTTTGTCTTCCATCATTGAGTCATGCTTTTGTTTCATGTTCTCCTGGATACGCAGATCTCTGTGCTGAGCATAGTCATGACCCACTTCCACTCGTGTGCTGGGAGCCGCGCCGGTCTCACGACGATACACGGTGTCACCGTCACGCTCGTATATCAAGGTGCTACCTGGCTTCAACTGTCCCATTACCAGGCTCGATTGTAGTCCACTATCTCGCAGTTTCTGCTGATGTCTTTTACGAAATACACACAGTCCGGTTGCTCTGCATCATTGATTGGCACACACAACATCTGCCCATTCTTTAGTTTGGGTGCATACCAAGCTACTTCTTGATATACGTCGATTATCTCTAAAGATGGAAAGCTAGGTCGGAAACTGCTGAGTGGATTGAATTGGAATACTTTGAACCCACGATCATTCACACTTGTGAGTGGCAGCATTTCTAGATCTCCCACATCGGGTTCACCAATCAGGATCTGCCAGTCTACAGGCATCTTGATCTTGAAATCACCAATCTGTAATACCAGTGCAGGTGCATTGAAACTTTCCAAAAAGATTAAAGGAATGTAATGATAGTCTGGGTTGGCCGGGTCTGAATTATCTAATATGGCAAATCTCATGTCATCCACCTCTTCAGGCAAATGGTCAAGATCGTAGGGTCGGTTGTCTAGTGTTAGGATACGCATGAGTTTATTGTATATTATAGTTGGCAAGAATGCAACCTATTGCCAGTTCAATTTCTCCTGAGTGTATGGATAGTTAGCTTCATTGTAGAACACCTTGCGTTTGGTCAAGTGTCGTTTGCTGAATTTGCATGTGCTTGTGATATCCCATATCTGCACATGATCTTTATCTTCTGCTTTGCGGATACCACGCCCGATTGATTGGATCACCCGTGTAAAACTCTTGCCGGGCTCGATCATTACCAAGTTAAAGATACGCGGAATGTTAATACCCACTGCTGCTACACCGTATGTGGCCACGATGATCTTGTCCGTGCTGGTGGCAATTTCATCATATTCATCCTGGCGGGCCTTGGCCTTGGTAGCACCTGACACAAACACCGCACGATCGCCCAGTCTTGCCACCAGTTCTTGTCCTGCTGCCACACGATCCACCAACACCAAGGTATTGCCTGTTTCATTCACTTGCAGTACCAGTTGTGCAATGGCATCCAGCCTACCGGGCTCTTCCAATAGGTATTTTAACTCTTCTTGATAGGTCTTGTGTTCGCGAATGTCCACCAGTTGCACCACATTCACATGACACTGCGCCAGCACACCGCGATCCTGTAGTTCACTGGCAGCCAGTCTAGATATCACGGGACCCAGGCTCACCAGCAGGCTTTGGCTTTCAAACAGCTCTTTTGGAATGGTTCCTGTGAGTCCCCAACGAATTGGCACTTGCGCCATCACGCCTGTTAATAGAGTTTTGAGCGCATCTGCTTTGGCCATATGCACTTCGTCTACTATAACGCACACAACATCTTCGAGAAATTCCTGTATGGTACAATCTCCCACACCGTTCTTGGTGTTCTTTAAAAGATTATTCAAGCTCTGCCATGTGCAAATGGTGTGGTGTCTACCATATTCTTTTCTGTCACCAAAATACACACCCACATCCAATTCCATATTGATATAATCTTTTTCTGTTTGTGTCACAAGACTTTTGTTGGGCACGATAACGATACTGCGACCGTATGTGCTTACAGCATCGCTGAGTGCTGCTGTCATGATGGTCTTGCCTGCGCCTGTGGCCACTTCCTGCAAGCACTGTGGATTGGCCAAGAAGTTATTCACGATCTCCACTTGATAATCACGCAGCAAGATAGGTTGTCCCTCTGCAGGGTGTCCTCGAGGCCACAGTCTATCCTGATATGTGGTCTCTACAACTTGTACAAAATCAAAGGTAGTGGTGTATTCACGCTGATCGTCCAGTTCGATATCGTAGTTTTGTGATTCTAGGATGGGGATTATGTCAGGCAAGAGATTCACATAAGTGCTGCCCCCCAGTTGGAAATAGGCCACCTTGCCATCCCACCGACCCAGCCGCACAGCCGGAAGATAGCGAGCATAGGGCACATCGTATTTGAATCGCTTGACAAGATCTCTGCGGGTGTCAAGATCCAGGCCTTCTATCTTGATGTTCACCTCATCGCGTATGGTTATGGTTGCTCTTTTCATACATGGTATTATACAGATTTTTATAACTTTTCACAACCAGGTCTTTGAATTTATCATTGGTATTTTGGTGAACAATGATATGCCACCGATCTTGCTGACTGTGATTAAACACAGTATGATAATTAGACACATCCAAGATCAATGCACAGCCGGATACAAAAGGCGCCGTGCCAAATTTCCCCATGACAAATCCACAGTTGGGCGGATGATCTATTGCTATATTTATAGGTGACAAGTGCGATATTGTACTGTCTTTGTGTACCGATATGTACCCATTGGGCTTTAATCGCATAACCCTTACTCGTTTATAGCTCAAGTGCGGCCAGGCATTTTTAAAATAGTCAACAGTATCGGGCATGAGGGCCAGTGCTTCTTTTGTAAATTCAAAAGGTCGATTGTCACAGTAATAACTGTCTTCACGAGTGGCATCATAGGATTTGCCATGTATGCAGAAACTTTCCCAACCTGCATTTTCTGCATAATCGTCTCGATGAGGCACACATAGATGTTTAATATTTTGTATTTCGTTCAGTATCTTCTCTGTCGGCACATGGATATCCAGTCTCAACCACGGCAGTTGAGATGAGTGAGCGATCCAGTCATAATCAGCGTCGGACCTTAGGTCTGTTGGTGCCCAGCACACATCCTTGTACCGTTGATAGAACTTTTCAGTTATTTCTTTTTTCATCGCAAATCTTTTTAAACTTTTCTATGTCTGTGACCGAAGTTTTCAATCTGGACCATTTGTAGTCAGTGACATTGGTATCCCAAATATATTGATATGTATTATTTGCTATCGCATATTCAATGATATTGTCCTGAGAAAATTGCACAGAACACTGTGTCTTGGCAAGATTCCATTGGCCCACCGGATCTGTAATACCATGATTGTTAAAAATCTCAACTGCGGATTGGTCAACATGCGAAATAAAATTAGTCTGGATGTCATATGCTAATCTATCAGCTGCTGACAGATTGGCACGATCCAATTCATAATGTCTAATCTGATTGTTTTGTATAAAATCCCAGGCAAAGACTCCATAGTCTTTGCCATTCCAATGGTGCCAAATATGCTTGCAAAAAGCAATCTGGGTGGCACTGATATCTACAACATGTATATCTGTTGCACCGAGCATAGCCGCCACTATCCAATACAAGCCTGAGCCTGGAGTCAGCAGACTGGCTACCTTAGGAACACAAACTGTTTCATTGTTTAACACCCAGAACTGGTGTTCACTAAGTTCAAAATAGTCACTTAACCATGATTGCCAAGAGTCTTGACCGTCTTGGTATATGAATTTTTTTATATTTCTCGCTGAATTATTCCAATTAACCACTGCGTCACCACGATTGAGTGACTGTGAAATCAGATGAGCACCCAGTCCAGATGTTGTGATTTCACTGCGGGTGGTGCCGGGAGAGATCCATAACGGGGTGTAATCATCGTGCAAATTTTTTTGGCTTCTGTGCGGCACCATGAAGGTCACTGGCTTGGTCAAGTCAGTCACACTGAATTTAGACAGATCAACAAACCAACACTGGTCATTGATATCTGGGGTTCCCGACGGGTGCCAAATTATGTGTGCGATCAGACCTTTGTGTGGGTAACTTGACAACAGTTGTTGCCATTGGTCCCAGTCAGTGAATATGGTTCCTGATTTCACAAACAGTGCATGGTTGAATTTTTGTTTGGCAGCATTAAATCCTTGCTCCCAGGTGTTGCACACCATGGTTGGTTGATTGGTTTTGGTTCCCCAGCGCCCAAATTCAACAGTTGCGGTTGTCAGTTGTTGTGCAGGACCTGCAAGTATAACAACAACAAAATTCATAGCGTTACTTTTTGCAACACACTGTGAGATTGCAATATTTTTAAAAATTTATCAAAGTCAACCACACGACCTATCACTATCTTGCCAAGCATGTGGTCCAGATTCCAAGATTTAATATTCCAATGCTTGCACCAATCATGTTCATAATGATGCCACCATTTGTTAAAATTCTCAGCGTCGATGTTTTGTCTAACGTTCACTGATTGGACTGGTATACACAATTTGGGACGAAAGATCAAAAAAGGTTTAGCTAATTCACAGATTCGATTTATGTCACTGGGTTCTTTGTTCGACCAGTAATCATAGGGAGTTTTCCCCAACTCAGACCACTTGATCATCACATCACCGGGATTTATATCAAATTTTAAATGATACAATAGGCTGTCATCAAATTTTGACGACAATGGACCTGACAATTCTCTATAATCAATGTTTAGATATTTGTTCAATCTTGGTCCGGGCAGTCTTTCACATAAATGAATGTGTTCATGAAAGTCAAGCCAAAGAGGTTTTCCATCATAATTTTTTTCATATATCTCATGCAGGTGGTTCAGATAACATTGCTGGTGGCACTGCTCCGTATCTACTTCAATGCCCAATTGTTTTGCAAACTCATACAGTTGCATAGTCGTGTCACGAATCGTGACCTGATCAATGTAGAAAGGGTAGTCCCAATCACGTATGGGCAATGGCACATTTTGCAAATGTTTGTAGCATCTCACGATCAGATCGGTGGCGGGTCCTGGATACAACTCTATATCCACAGTACCAACATCAAACACCATCTTCATCTTGTATTTATAAGGTCAAGATCATAGTCAAAAAGACAGGTGCCATTTAGACACCTGCCATAAAAGAGTCGCCGGGCTAGAAATTCACTGCGACTCTGTTTCCTAGCTTTACGCTATGACCTTGCTATTCCTGTGAGATTGGCACTACGCGGAATCCTGTTTCCTCAGCTTCATCAGCCTCATATGTGCTATCCACAGTGTACAAAAACAAATCACCATCCCAGATTTCAAACATATCGATTCCTTAAAAAATTGCAGTCATCACTCGACTCAGATACCAGGCACTGATGAACAAACAGATCCATCCTGATATGGGTGCGTCTTGCTCAAAACTCACTTTGGCAAACCACCCATTCAGCAGCATCCACAGAATGGTGATGGTCATATTAGTCAGCTGCTTTCATGCAGGTGGTCTCTGCAAGACGGCGCCAGTTGTCCGGGCTCAGCTTACGCAGGTCTGCGATCTTCAGCGCCATACGCAGGCTCATCTCACGCAGGCGAACTTGGTTGGTTTCCATGAACTCAAAGATGCTGTCTTGCGTTTCGGGCTCGAAGTCGTAGCCATCAAACAACACACCGTCCTTGGCGATCTGCTTGATACGCAAGATCTTGTCACGCATGGTGTCCAAGGTCAAGTCCAGGTAATGGCAACGACTTTGCAGTGCGTCCAAGTGATCGCGCAGTTTCTGCGATTTCATCTTGTCAAACTTCAAGTTGGTGATAAAGATCACCGAGCCTTTGAAGTCAAAACTGTCTGGGATGCCTTCACGACGCAGAGTGCTAGATTCGCTCAACCAGGAGATCTTGCGCTTCTTGCCCGAGTCCAATGCACCTTTCAGCAAGTTCAGTGCTACATCGTCTAGCAGGATTGAGTCACAGTCATCAAACACCAACACACAATTTGGGTCCGAGTATTTGTACAGAGTCTGATACAGGCCAATAGGAGTAGCACTACCTTTCACAACTTCTGCTCGCAGTCGCTTGCCTGCGATCTTGTCAAACAGCGTGGCTTTTTCAATCTCTTGTTCCACGCCGTAGCTCTTGCCCACACCTGGAGGGCCCGATACGATCATTGCACGGATGTCACCACCAATGCAGGCTTTTGACATTTCTGTAAGGATTTCAAAACGCTCGCGGATACGAGTCATTGCTTGCTCTTCAGTCTCTGCGATCTTGGCAGTTGCGGTTGGAGCAGGTGTGTTCTGTTCAACAGTGTCGCCGGAGATCATCTCGTAGTCAGAGATAGCATCAACGCGGATGCGAACAGTGGCAGGGCAGTTGGGGAATGTGCCGTTGTTTTGCACAGTCACATAGCCGCCCTTGGCGCCCGTTTGGAAGCCGCTTACTAGAGCGAAGCTTTGGTTTTTTACAGTTTTGCCGCGATATTCACCGCGCAGGATACGAATAGCACTCATGGTTTCTAGCCCCGTTGTGTTGTTAAGCCACTATTGTAGCAGCGATTACGATACCAGTCAACCGTTTTGCTTGCATCTTTTTCCAACTCTACTTGCGAAAAATTGCGACATTTTTCAGCGGTTTTTGTTGTGTGCTTCGGTGTTGACATGAGTGTATTATAGTGCAGATTGCGATATGGGTCAACCTCAAAAAAAAACCCTACAACATGCAGGGTTTTGATGATGTATACATCAATTAAGTTGGTGCCACCAACACCACCTTTGCAGGATCTACAAAAAAATCAAAGGTCACTGTTTCGCCATCAGCGATAGGATATGTCCAATCACCTAACCTATCGCCCACATTCTCTCGCCAGATCCAGGGTTTACCATCCTTGGTGAGATTTGAAATGCCATCACTTTCCACAGTGTTCTTGTTTGGGTCCGAATAAAAATTGTGAGGTTCCACAATTGTGATCAAGATAGATTGGTCTGAATTGGCGGAGTTTTCGGGAAAGCTAGATTCGCCGATGACTTGAGTAAATCCAGTGTAGTTCATCCAAAAATTTGTAAAAAACAAAGTGCCGCCGGTCACAGTGATGGAAACTGGTATTTGCCCAGTGGTATCTGTTGTGGTTTCAAACAGGACCAAATCGTCCAAAGCAGGCACAGGCAATTGTCCTGCGACAGGAATCGCATCTGTCACAGTGGTAGTGACAGGACCATTTAAGATCTCTACTCCATTGTATGTTGCTTGCACATGCACATTGCCACTAGTTGAATATGCACTACCTATCAATTTGACTATTCGTTGAACCATGATTTGTCCTCCATGCTGTATTTATGTCAGACCCAGTGGGATTTTATTACAGCATCAGACACTTCATGTGGTTTTGGATCGCCGTGAAATACCAGTACACTATTTTCTGGACTCAATATAGTGCCGCGACCGGGCCTGTGATAAGTTCTATTTCGGAAATTCATACCACCATCTAATGCTGTCCAACGCCAGCTTACTATTCGGCGTTCGTCTAAAAACCTGCGCTTGTTAGCAGGAATCACAGTGTTTAAATAGTCCTGATCACCACCATGTTGATGGCGCAGGCCTATGCGCTCTATGCCCTGCTGTTCAAATTGAGTCCAGATCAAATTCCAATTTTGAGTGTTCCAGTACATCACAGACGAATTCATGGTGTGCAAGTCCGGACGCCACAGTGATCGAAAATCACGCAAGGTCCAAAAAAACACCGGACTGAGATTCACGATCCAATCTATATTGCTCACGATCACTGTGTCTAGATCAAAATACAACAATTGTCCGCGGAAATGGTCACTGTTGAATAGCTGCATCTTGTACCACCAGCTGCGTTTGCGCCCCGATACCCCTGGCCATTCGGTTAGGTCATGTCGGATCATGTGACTGGGCACTGGGCGTGAAGCTTCTGTGTACACATGTAATCTAGCGCCGCGCGACAAATGACGATTAAGCATGTTATGCAGTCGATCCACATAGGTGAAATCATACCCGTTGCCATGTATAACACAGGCGCAATCTACAGGTCCTGCAGGATCATTTACCGCTGTGGGCACAGGATCATTTCTTTTCCGAGCACGATGTGCGTTTCGGGCGGCACGATGAAGATCTTTTTCTGATTGAGTGGCCACGATCACACCGGCGGATTATGCCAATAAGCTGGATATCTTTTGAGAACGGCCTGTACTGATTCAGGATATTGAGTATCCACCACATGTGTAGTGGCTTTGTGATTTATCGCACTAATGGTATCTTTTCTTTTAAATGCCTGCAACATCTCTTCAGGATCTCTGTGCTGGGTTTCTATACAACTCACTACCTTGTTGCGTATCAGCTCGTCAGAGCCCATCCAGGTCCAGTGCCAGCCCACATGCGTCTTTAATCCCACGCAATGATTGCGATTTTTGCGTTTGATACTAGCACCTTTATATAACTCGTGTGGTGTGTCGAACATGCGTCGGCGTGCTACCACACTACCTTTCCATCCACGCTCGGCCCGCTGATCAAACTTGTACATGTACATCTCAAATCCGCAACTGACAGGTCGATCATGTTGATCCATTGTGGCCACGATTTCTGCCCAGCATTCGGGATTGATGATCTCATCCAGATCACCGTGTATCACAATGTCTTCTGCGCTGTATTGTGCAAGTGCAGGTGCTATGGCTTGCCGCATCATGGTTTCGCATATGAGATTGGTCTGCTCTGCTGTCAGTTCCAATGTGACAACTTGGATTCTATCGCCATAGCGTTTTTGATATCTGTGAAGATTATCAGTGAGATAGTAAGGTTTAGAGATGCCGCTAAAAGTTCTGCTGGCTTCTAGTACCACCCAGCGATCCACATACTGGTCAGTGATGGCCAGATGTATGTCCAGCATGTCGAATTCGTTGTTGAATAATAAAGTATCAATAATCATGATTAAAATCTATAAATGATCTGATATGCATCGTATAAAGGTTCATGTCCTTTTGCTTGCAAGTAGTCTGCAATGTAATGGCCTTTTCCTGTGCGTTGATTGCTATTTAAAAATCTACTGTTATCGTCGATCACCACCAAGGCCCCAGGTTTGAGATGTGGTTCAATCACCTGAAATTCCATCAAATGATGCTGGGCACTCGCGTGATCATTATCCCATTTTACATCATAGCTGTCAAGATAAAAAAGATCCACACAATCCAAATCCAATTGTGTGGCCAAATACAGCACACTGTCCATGCATGTGCTTTCAAATTTCTCGGATGTGATAGCTGTACGGGCAGCATCTACTGCTGCGGGATCTATATCTACGCTACGCACACTACCACTGTGATGTTCTACAAATTCCGTGAATAGTCGAGCACTTTGTCCATCTTTCCAATTGCCAGGATTTCTCATGGTGCCGGTTTCAACGATATGATATTCACTCTGATCGCGGCTTTCAAGATGTGCAAACACAAGATTGAATCCCTCGGCGCGCTGATAAAGACCTTCCGTCAATCCTCTTTTGGCACCGCTCACTTGTGGATTTAATAAGTGGTAGTAGTTGTCTCGATAATGTTTAAGCCAAGTCATATTTTATTTAAATCAAACTGCTGTCATCAAATGGTTTTGTGACCAGCCAACAGCGACCCGATCTACGTACCTGGATATCTCTTGGGCCAAAGAAGTCCCATACTGCCTGCTGCACACCGGGATATCCTTTGGTGTAGTCATCGCCGGCAAAACAAGATCCCGGGCGCAGTTTGGGCCACCAAGCAGTTAAATCATTTGTGACCGCTTCATAACTGTGTCCCGCATCCACATAGCAAAAATCCACTGACTCGTCCGCAAAATGGGTAGCCGAATCCCAACTCGTCATGCTCAACATTGTTACATGTTCTATCACCGGAGAGAGATTGTGTTTGAAAATCTTTTCAAGATCCTGCACAGTGGCTGGATCATACGCGATAGCTGCTTCACCTTTCCAGATATCCACACAATAGAACTCACCCAGTTTGTTTCTGTTGATCAGTTCAACCACACAATATGCGGCACTGCGTCCGGTCCAGGATCCTAGTTCTACCCAAGTGCCTTCAGCAGGAAATTGATCCAATACCAGATCCAGCATCACAGTATTTTTGTGGCTCATAAAGCCCGAGATGTCTTGATAGAAATGTTCCATCATTGATAGATTCCTACACAAAATTAACAGTATCGGCGTACAACAGCTGGGAATCATTTTTGACCAGTTCTGCCCACTCAATCATGTGATCTATACTGAGTGTTTCTTCTTTTCTTAATGCATAGGAATTGCTGAACAATTGGAAAAAATCATCAAGGCAGTGCATATCGAAATTATTTTCCGCCAACAAAACAGGACAAAACTCCAAGACTACCAAACAGCCACTGGGCAAATTTTTCATGGTGTTCGCAGCACCGTGTAATACATGTGGTTCCCAACCTTGAACATCTATTTTTATAGCACGTATTTCACCTGCACGATCACCAATCACAGCATCCAGCGTTGTTTGATTCACCACAACATCTCCGTCGGATGCCACTCTGGTATCCCCAAAATTGTCCGGATTATATTTGATAGTTGTAGTAGATTCACAGTCGCCCAGTGCTGATTCAAAAAGATGTGCATGTGGACAGTTTTGTTCCAAGACTTGGAAGTTTCTAGGATCGGGCTCAAATGCAAAAACTTCAGCCTGTTGGAGTTGAGCTATTTTGCTGTACCAGCCGATGTTAGCACCTATGTCGACCACAACATCGCCCGGCCGTATATGATCTATCCATATTTTTGTTATGTTACTTTCCCAGCCATTGTGTTTTAGTATTTTTCTGCTGACCATCCGGTCTATACCCGGATCATGTATACAAAAATCAAAATTCAAACCGTGGCAGTTGAGATTAAGTTTGTGCATATAGAGTATTGTCAAATAGAACAACGGGGTCAAATTCCATCACATGGTGAAATGCTGTCACAGAAAGGCCTGCGTGTTTAGGATACATTCTCCAAGCATGTGTGGGCAGATTCTGCAACACATCAACATCCCGTATACGATCTGGGTGATAGAAGAAACTGTTCACGCCGTGGGTGTCCACTGTGAAGAATCGATATCCAAATCGTTCAGTGAGCAGTTGATATGCTGCCAGGCTGCATCCGCAGTAGGTCTTTTTGTATTTGGGTAATCCGGGTCGCACACTCACCACTTGATCCTGATAATAACTGAGATATTCCAAACACATCACAGCCGGGCGGAAATCATGCTTGTACAAGAGATCTTTTAGTACCCAAAAATCAAAACTATCAATATCCAGGCTAAAAAAGTCCGGGGTACGTGTGGGCCATGTTTTGATTAAAGATCCAAGTTGATCCAATGCCACAGCACAGATCCTGTGTTCATAACTGGGATGGGCCCAAGTGGCCGATTGCAGATCATGCCCAATACCATGATATCCAAGATTCTCAACAAGATTGCGGATCATGTTTTGCTCACCGGTGCCGGATCCTATTTCAATAGCACGATGGTCAGGATCAGTGATGTGTGAGCACAAGAGATCTATTATACCATCTTCTCGGTGTTGCGAACTCGACTTGTATTCGTAGGGCAAAAAGTGTTCATCCAATGACGTCATAATGTATTTACCGTTATGTACGCCGATAAATATTTCATGAAACCCATTCCTGTGTTTGTGGGATATGACCCCAGAGAAGCCATTGCTTATCACACCTGTGTGAATTCAATCATACGCAACAGCAGTCAGCCTGTGGCCATAGTGCCTGTGGCATTGAACTTGTTCCGAGACTATAGTGAAACACACACAGATGGATCAAATCATTTCATATACACACGCTTCCTGGTGCCATATCTCATGGACTATCAGGGCTGGGCCATATTCATCGACGGTGATATGATTGTGCGTGGGGATATCGCAGAACTTTGGAACTTTAAAGATTACACAAAAGATGTGATGGTTGTGAAACATGATTACAAGACCCGCATGACTGAAAAGTATCTGGGCAGTCCAAACGAAGACTATCCACGTAAGAACTGGTCAAGTGTGATCTTGTGGAATTGCAATGCCATACGCAACCGGACACTCACACCCGAATTTGTGCAGAATTCAACAGGCGCATTCTTGCACAGATTCTCCTGGATCGATGATGACCGTATAGGTGAGTTGCCCAAAGAATGGAACTGGCTGGATGTTGAATACGAATGGAATCCCTTAGCAAAACTTGTGCATTACACGCTAGGAACTCCTTGCTTTCATGAATTTGCAGATCGTGGAGATTTCTGTGATGACTGGCACAAGGAACGCATTTTCACTGAATACTGTCAGCAGAGGTTAGGTGTATGATCATTGATAGTACAAACTTTGAGATAGATTGTTTACATTCCGCTGAGATCATCAACTGCAGGAACAAAAGCAAGAGACCACAAAGATATAGTCATCTGACTCATGCACTACAAAAAGTAAAACTCGCTGGGCATGTGATGGAATTTGGTGTATATCAAGGCCTCACACTGAAAATTATCTCGGATCATTTTATAAATCAAACTGTGTGGGGGTTTGATAGTTTTGAAGGATTGCCCGAGACTTGGTTTAAGAAGTCAGATGTTCACGCTCGGCACGCACAGAATCCACCAGGAAAATTTGCACTGGACTCTGCGGAACTACAAGCGGTTGTGGATCAGTTTGCCAAAAGAAAAGTACAACTCGTGCCCGGATGGTTCAATCAGACCGTGGTTCCTTGGATGATTCATAATCCTGGAGTGGTGTCATTTCTACACGTTGATTGTGATCTATACAGCAGCACCCTGGACATATTGACATTGTTGAATGATCGTATTGTGCCCGGAACTGTGATAGTGTTTGATGAGATGTATCCCTGGCATGATGTCAAATCGTACGATCTCTGGGAGCAAGGAGAATTTCGAGCGCTAGGTGAATGGATTCACAGTTATGGTCGAAGTTTTCGAACACTATATCGCAATCAACATCAACAGTGCAGTATTGAGGTGATCTCATGAGCGGCTGGATCTTTCTCAGCAAAGGTGGTAATGATGAATATGTGAACATGCTGGCTGCCAGTGCCGGCATGAAACATATGGATTCAGACTACTTTGATTACAAATACGACATAGCACAGGATCGTAATCGATTGGTACTGAGAGGTATTCTCAAACACAAGATCATGAAACAGTGCTTAGAAGATGGCAACGACTTCTATTTCATGGATTCGGGCTATGTGGGCAACAATGTGGGTGTACGCAACAGCCAAGGTATCAAACACTATCACAGGATAGTTCTGAATGATCTACAACATAGAATCATACGCCCGCGTCCCAGTGATCGGTGGGATCGTTTGGGGGTGACTCCGCATCCAAGGCGTTACGGGCACAAGATCATCGTGGCAGCACCAGATGAAAAACCTTGCAAGCATTATGGTATAGATCAACAAAAATGGATCCAGGAAACTGTGGACACGATCAAACAGCATACAGATCGTCCTGTGGTGGTGAGAGAACGTGCGCCAAAACGGGAGGACCGGGTATTAAACGAGCCATTGAGTCAAGTGCTGGAACAAGATGTGCATGCCTTGGTCACCTTCAACAGTGTGGCAGCAGTGGAGAGCATTTTAGCAGGTGTGCCGGCCTTTGTGCTGGCACCCAGCCACGTGGCAGAACCTGTGGCCAATCGAGATCTTGCCATGATAGAAAAGGTATTTTATCCTGATCAAGACCTGTTGATGGCCTGGTGTCATAGCATGGCATATGGGCAATATCATGTGAAAGAACTAAAGAATGGAACGGCATTTAGGATGATGCAAGAAATATGAGAGTCATAAGTTACACAGCCACACTGCCTAGAAAAGAGCAGTACAACACCGAAGAAAGTCTCAAGAACGCCACAGACAAACTGGACACTCTGAGATATTTTGCACAAGGCGCGAACGCAGTAGGTGATCAGGGCATAATCGAAAGCAACATGAAATATCAACCCAGCGAGGTCGCTGTGATCTTGGGCTGGGTTCATGAACACGGCAAAACTGCCGCGCACTTGCAGTTTAGACAAGAAATCCTGGATGGGCAACGGGCTGCAGGTGGTAGGACTGTGATCGCAGACAGTAACTTGTTCCTGTACAAGAACAAGGCCAATCCCGGCTATTGGTTGCGTTACAGCTATGATGGCATCTTTGCCAACACCGGAGAATATTGTGATCAGGATCCTGATCCTGCGAGATGGCGAACAGTTCAAGATTTTTGCGATGTAAAATTACGGCCTTGGCGACAGTCGGGCAATCATGTGTTGCTGTGTTTACAACGTGATGGTGGATGGAGCATGGCAGGATGGGATGTGGTGGACTGGGCGTTGAAAAACATAATCGAAATACGCAAGTATAGTGATCGACCCATACGCATACGCCCACATCCTGGTGACAAGAAGGCTAGGAAATACTGTGAGAGAATAATGAAACTGTGTCACAGTCGCGGATTAAAACATATGGGAATCAGTGCGGAAGGGCACAGTCTCATGGATGATTTCACCGACTGTTGGGCAGTTGTGAATCATAATTCAAGTCCAGGTGTGGCAGCGGTGATGGAAGGTATTCCTGTGATATTAACTGATCCAGAGCGTAGTCAAGCACGTGACATGGCCACCCAGGGAATCAACCGGATAGAAACTCCGCTCATGGCAGACCGTGAACCTTGGGCGCAAAGAATCAGCCAGTTCCACTGGAGTCACGAAGAATTACAGTTGGGGGTATGTTGGGCACACATGAAGAAATGGGCAATCAAATGATACAGGTAATCACCAGTTTCAATCAACTCTACTATGATCTCATTGGTCAGGATTCGGTCAGCAGTTTCTTGGAGCATTGGCCTCAGGATCTCTCTCTTGCTTGTTATGTGGAAGGATTCCGCATGCCTGCACATGACCGTGTGCAGCAGATAGATTTTTCACAGTTAGAGTCGGACTATTTCCAATATCAACTGGATACTTCATTGAATCAAAGCATGAAAAAGTTTGCCAAGAAAGCATACAGTTTCATGCATGCCATGAACCACAGTTCGGCTGAATGGATCTTGTGGTTGGATGCAGATGTCATCACCACACAATCCTTGCCCATTGAATTGCTGCAAAGAGTGTTGCGACCTGATCACCTGGCCATGTACCTGGGTGTGACATATCACACAGACAAAGGAGGTCGTCCAGGAACTTGGTTGGTACCCGAAACTGGAATATTTGCTGTGAATACCCAGCATGAAGATTTTGTCACGTTCAGAGCAGAATATTGTCGCAGATATCGCGACCGAGATCATGCTGATCTGCGTAGATTCTATGACAACGATGTGTTTGGTGCTGCCTTGTTAACAGTGCCCGATGCGGCTGTATTGGATCTATGTGCGGGATTTAAAAAAAGCTACAAGACTCCGCTACGACATACGGTGCTGGGCGATCATCTCATACACTACAAGGCCAAGCATTCAAAGGCAGAATATGTACAAGGTGATGTTGATGGAATCTGTGTGGCCGATAACGACTAGGCAGTGCGCCAATATCGTTCGTTTCTGGGGCGTATGAGATCTTTGTGATTGCTGCGCCCGGTGTTCTTTCTATTGCCCTTGAGATGATCTAGATATGCACCCCAGGCTGTGTTGATCAGTGGATGCCCTTCTCCTTTGATCAAGCCGGCGCTCCAGTTCAACACCTTCCACTCAGGGTGTAGTGCCTGCACTTCTTTTCTGGTCTCATCAAACACCCAGCAATCGTTCCATTCAGCCATGGTCATAAGGCGGCCGGAATCATATGCCAGTTGAAACTCTCCGAGCCATAATCTAGTGATGGGATCGTTTAAGTTCATGCCATATAATCCGCACTCGCTGAACTTCTTTTCTCTGCCCAGGTATGCAAGCCCTACATCTCCGGATATCTGGAGCACTAAAAATGCTTCGTTGAGTCTGGTATGGCACACCATGTCGGCATCCATCCAGAATAAAATATCAGCTGAACAATTGGCAGCAGCATGGAACACACTGTAGGCTTTGTGGCAGAAGCGTATGGCATCCCAGCGGAATCCTATTCCAGGTGCTTTGCCCTTGGCATCTGCAGGACCTGTGGCCACTTCTCCGCGAGCTCTAGGGTCGGCTCCCCATCGCTGTTTGAAGGCCACTATCTCAGGACTGACTTCATGCAAGTTTCGCACATGTAGATTATGCGCTGTTTGTGTGATTTCGCAGTCTTCTGTGTACACATAAAGATCTACTTCACCGGGCCAATGCTGTATGAATGTATCAATCATTCGACTGGCATACTTGCTGTATCCTGATTGGTTGAATGTTGTGACCACTGCGTATTTTGTCATAGGCTTCCAAGTTTGAATAACTATTTACTACAATATGATCAACATTAGTATTTTTAATAGATTTGGTGCACTGAATTCTGTACCTGTGTTTGAAGCATTCCGAGAAGGCTGTAAACGGCATGGTATACGTGTGACCGAGCACAACTCCGCAGCAGATGTGGCTGTGATCTGGAGCCAGTTATGGGCCGGGCGTATGGCACCCAATCGTGCTGTGTGGCAGGAATTTAAAGCAGCTGGACGCCCGGTAATAGTGCTAGAAGTAGGGCAACTCATGCGTGGTGTGACCTGGAAACTGGGCGTCAACGGCGTGAACGCTCGTGCCTGGTGGGGAGACGGAACGGAAGCAGGACGAGTCGATAAACTCGCAGTGAGACTACAACCCTGGCACCAGGGCGATCATGTCTTGATAGCCATGCAACGAAGTGACAGTGAGCAATGGGCAGGACTGCCTGCACCAGAAACATGGTTACAACAAACTGTGGATCGCATACGAGCACATACTGATCGCAAGATCATAGTGCGTCCGCATCCCAGGCAACGATTAAAACCCATGCCCGGTGTGCAGATACAACAACCACAGGCTTTGCGTGGAACCTATGATGAGTTTGATTTCCGCAGCAATCTAGGTCGTGCCTGGGCCGTGGTCAATGAAAACTCCGGTCCGGGTAGTCAAGCCATCATTGATGGTGTGCCGGCGTTTGTGGGTGCATACAGCATGGCAGCGCCAGTGGCCAATCATGACTTTGCTCAGATAGAAAAACCACTCATGCCCGATAGAGCAGAGTGGTTAGAAAAACTGTGTCACACAGAGTGGACACTGGGAGAAATACGATCGGGGTTACCTGTGAGCAGACTGCTGGGCAGGTTGAAGTCTCTTTAGATCAGCATCCACCATGTGTTGGATCATGGTGGCAAAGTCAGTTCGTGGCTGCCATCCTAGTATGGTTCGGGCAGAAGTGCTGTCGCCATGTAGACTATACAGTTCAGCAGGGCGTTTGAATCTTGGATCAGACTTTACAAGTGTCGACCAATCTGCAATACCCGCATGTCGGAATGCTACATCGCACAGTTCACCAATGCTGTGCTGCTCGCCGGTAGCGATCACATGGTCCCGAGCAGTAGGTTGTTGTAGCATCAACCACATGGCTTCCACAAAGTCCCCAGCAAACCCCCAATCTCTTTTGGCATCTAAATTGCCCAAGGTGATAGAGTCGGCTAATCCTAGTTTGATACGGGCAACACCGTCTGTGACTTTGCGTGTGACAAATTCACGGCCACGCAACGGGCTTTCGTGATTGAACAAGATTCCAGAACAGGCATATAAGCTGTAACTTTCACGGAAGTTAATGGTCATCCAATGGCTGTACAACTTGCTCACGCCGTATGGGCTTCTTGGTCTGAATGGGGTGTGCTCGCCCTGGGCACCTGCTTCGGTAGCATTACCAAACATCTCACTGGTACTGGCCTGATAGAAGCGTGTGTTAGGGCTATGAGTGCGTATGGCGTTGAGCAAGTTCAACACACCCACAGAGTTCACTTCTGTTGTGAGCTTGTTGAGATCCCAGCTGGCGCCCACAAAACTCTGTGCTGCAAGATTGTATACTTCCGCAGGTTTGAGTGTTTGCATGAGATGATTCATGTTGTTTTCATCGGTGATGTCACCGGTGATCAACTCGATATCGTTCTCAATGCCCAGCCAACGGAGATTTTCTAGATTAGGATTTGAATAGCGTTTGACAAGGCCATATACGTGATAGCCTTTTTCAACTAAGAGTCGAGCGAGATAAGGACCGTCTTGGCCGGTCATGCCTGTTACAAATGCGGTGCGTTTCATAACAGTATGTATCACTCCGAATGGTCATACTGTAATATCTTCCATTCCCGCTGTGCGTAAACGAACCACATGGCCCATCTGCCATTGTTTGGTATCTAACCCTTTCATGATACCCAACCAACGATTGCGTAGCAATGCTACTTCGTTGATAATGGTTTCAAAGTCCACAACTTCGTCCTCGCCTTCTGCGTACTTTTCAGCATCTCTTGACGTAAGAGCGCGGGCATAGCCTTCTAGATATTTTTGGAAATGTTTCCTACGTATCTTGCGTAGTTGGATATTGAGATAGTTTAGAACTGCTTCAATCTCCTGTAGTTGATTGAAGCGTTGTTCCGTGATACCAGGCAAAGCAGTGATGTTCTTTTCCAGCACACCAGAGATTTTACAATCTCTTTTGGCTGCATCAAGTTCTGCTTCGTAATGGTCTATGAAATCAGGAATGGCCGCCAAGTTGGCCACTACCTTGCTATACCACATCAGTTTTCCCAGTCGTCTTCGTGATAGTCTTCTTCTGCGTCAACACCATCATCTTCATCATCTTCATCTGTATATGATTTGTCGTTGTCAAGATATGCGGTCAATGCTCGTTTGATATCAGTGTCACCCTTGAATGTGTCTTTGATATCATCCACATCACAGTCGTTGTCGATCAAGATAGCCACAACTGTTTCGGCCGCTTCATCTCGATCCACGGTATTCACATAACGCTTGAGTTCAGACCACATTTCGCTGGCCACTGCTACATTCATTCTGCTGCCTCCTCGATGGTACTTACCTCTTCTTTGTGATTTCCAAAGTCTGCCATGGCACGATCCAAACAGCCTTCTTCATTGGCTTCCCACTTCTTGCGGAACTTCTTGATGATCTCACCATCGCTGGTCACAAACACCAGGCTGTTACCTTCCTTCTTTAGCAGATTGCGTTTCTCCATGAGATCCACCATGCCGGAGAAAGGACTCATTCCTGTTTCATAAGGAATCTTGACCTGCACACCTTCAAATGGTTTTGCATAGCGTGTTTTCATGACCTTGCAAGCAGCACGGATCCCCATCACATCTGAGATCTTGTTGCCATCTTCATCCTCTTTGAGTTTGAGTTTCTTCATAGCCACCACGATTGAACTAGCATAGATGAAACCTTGTCCGCCGGAGATCTTGTCATCCGGATCAAACATGTCTTGACTTGCGTATGTGTGATTGGTACATACCAAGCCCACATTGTAACTACCAAACATGTTCACACAATTACGAACAAGACTGGTAAGTGCTTTAGGCTTACGACCTAGATCACCTTTCATCTCGCCTGCATCAAATTGATTTACATCAGTGGGTGTAAGCAACATGCCCAAGCTATCAATCACAAACATGACCTTGGGCCGTTCGCCATCGGGTAAGGCTTTGTAGTCGCTCATAAATGTTGAGATTGTTTTGGCCACATCGTCGATCATGGCCATGCTTAGTTTGAGTAGTTTGCTATCGCTGGTATCAACACCCAAGGCTTTGAGCCAGTCTTCGTCTAGTGCGTTTTCGCTGTCGATCAACACCACATAGATGCCCTGTGCTTGGGCGTTCTTGATGATATTGCCAGAGCAGATGTATGATTTACCTGCACCCGATTCACCTGCAAACACAGTGACTTTGCCCAAGGGAATACCTTTGTTAAAGTCTCCGGAGATTAGATAATTCAAGGCATAGTTGCCTGTGGAGATCCAGTCTGTTGGATCATTGAAACCAATGCTCAATCCTTCGATTGATTTGGTGATTTCCTTGCGGAATTTACTTACGTCAAATGGTTTTCCCATGATGATTTCCTTGTAATGATTTAATTAATGTTATATTATTGTTATCTAAAAAGCAATGACTATCTTGCCAATTTAATGTACTTGGGTGTCGCCCAAGTGTGATACAACTTTTAGCAACAATCAATGCTCTTTCCCATGGCTGCAAATCAACTGATGATTGAATTGAATTTATGATATTGTTGTGTACTTGTTTTATATTATCTAACCAGGACAAATGATTTTGATTTGCTATTAGCATTGCAAAATAAAAATCATCGCTGCGTTGGTAATTGTAGTTCCAGTTTAATCTTTCAGCAATCTGTTCTAATGCCTGTACATTTTTTCCAAAGTAGTCACTAAGCAGATACACTGGTGCATCAAAAAACGGATGATAAGGATGCATCAACATATCAAAGTATGTTTCAGATAGAAATTCTACTAGATCAGATTCAGTTGCCAATGACGTTTTTGGAAGTCGATATGTATTTTGAATTTCTTCTTGTGCATATTTAGGCAACTTATAAATTTCTTCATAAGAAATACAATCAAGCCAACTTGGATCACGTACAACATTGTAAAATTTTACCCAATCATCTTTGATTTGAATTTTTCTGTCAAAAAAATTATCCAAGTTTGATAGAGTCGGCACACTGGTGTACCATTTAGAATAGCTCATTCTAAATTGTAAAATGTGAAACCAATTGTCGGATCTAAGTTGCAATATGCAATCTAAATCAGGTTCAGGAAATTCTATAAGATGATGTGCTTTTAACTTGGTATGATTTAAGTTTGCTATTTTATGTGAATTACCTGCATCCGAAAAAAAGTTTTCTAGATCTATTTCTACCTGGCCACAAGAATAGAGAACATGGGCTAAAACAGTATTGCCCATGCCTCCATTTCTATAGTCTATACAATACGTCAATTACTTGTTCTGACGGCTACGGATCATGGCCAAGATGTCCTCGGCCTTTTTGTTGCCTTCTGCTGGCTTGGCCACTGGTGCGGTTGCCACAGGAGTATCCTCATCGTCGAACGCATCCACCGGTGCCTTTGCCACAGGTGCCGACTTGGCCACTGGAACATCTTCGTCCACATCTGCTGCGGCTGCACCGCTAGGTGCTTGCATACCAGCTGGACGGAAGTATTGTCCCCAACGCTCCATGTCAAATGCTTTGCCATCAACACTGGCTTCAAACATTTCTTTCATGACCTTGAGTTCCACATCAGTGGGCTTCTTGGGCAAGAATGTGCTCAAGTCAAACAGGCCATGTGTTTCGATGGCTGCTTGTTCTTCTTCAGTAAGTGCGGATTCTTTTCTAGCCCACTTGGAAGTGTTGTAGTCAGCGTAACCGCCCTTCTGCGTCTTGGTGATACGGAAGTCCAACCCACTCATGATGTCTGTGGGCAAGTTTTCCAACTCTGGATCCATCAACGCACTCTTGATCAGTGTGAAGATCTGTGGTCCGATGATGAAACGACGGATTGGGTTTGCCGGTGTCTTGTCGTCAGCGATGGGGTTCTCACGCACAAAGCCCTGGAACACATAACTGCGTTTCTTCCAGTATTTGCGACCCATGTCTTCTAAGCTGGGATCCTTGAACCAAGGGCTGACCTCGGACAGGATTGGACAAGTTTCGTTCCACATGTGCATACATGGGACCTGCACCATGACCTGTTTGGAATCCATCTCTCCTTTGACGCCATTGAATGGCAGTCGGATCATGGCCCGTTCCACCCAGAAGAATGTGTTTTTGGAGTTTGCGTCCGGTAAGAATCGGACAGTTGCGGATTGGCCTTCTTCCATGTTCCAGTGTGGGTAGATTGGATTGTCTCCACCGCTGCCTCCGGATTTGCCTTTGGTCTCTGCTGCCTGTAGTCGTGCTCTGATTTCTGCTAAAGTTGCCATAGTTTTTTCTCCTATAAAGTTGCCTATGTTAAATGCCTATCTAATGATTTAGATTGTGTTGCCTGTGCCACAAATGAAAAAGCGCAAACACCCTAGCAGTATATGCGCTTCTTGTCTCAGTGTCAAGTTTATTTATGTCATTTGAGCGAACTAAGTGATTTTATTCTTGCCAGTTCAGCATCAAAAGTTTTGTCTTCCATGGCTGGTGCTCGATTACTGCCTAGATTAAATTTCTTCGTCAGTTGGCCAAAGTCTTTCAAGTCAGCGGCGCGTTCTTCGGCGTTGGCTGGCATGTTGTAACCCACGGTTGTTGTACCGTTTTGGCCAAACGGAACTGCTTTGCTGCCGTAGGGATTTACATTTTTGTTGATGGGGCTGGCAGGGTTGCCTAGATTTAGATTTTTTGTCAGGTGTCCAAAATCTTTAACATCTTGCTCTCTTTCGGCAGCATTGGCCGGCATTGTATATTCATAATTGTTTGCTCCAGGGGTGCCTTGATGTGCAAATGGCAGTTGATTGTCCTGATAGCCCAAATCATAATCTGCTTCGTCCATGGAGTCTTTGTTGATGTTGCGAGCAAGAGATTTGATTCTTGCCAGTTCAGACTCGTAAACACCTTGTCCATAGCATTCCTCAAGTCCATGCACAGGGCAGTATTCGTTTTCCATGGTGTAGTTGCATTCTTTAAGACCTCGAGTGGTTGCTCCGCTGCCCGATTTATAATTTGGATTTTGTTTCAACCATGCTAATGCAGCCTGTGCATCTTGCGGACTGACCATAGACATACCCGGTCCGCCCTTGGCAGCTGCTGCCAAATAGGCAGGGTCGAAATTAACACCTCTTGGTGGTGTTGCTGCGGCTGGCTCCGGAGCAGGCGCTGGTGCTGGTGCTGGTGCTGGTGCTGGTGCTGGTGCTGGTGCTGGCGCTGGTGCTGGTGCTGGTGCTGGTGCTGGTGCTGGTGCTGGTGCTGGTGCTGGTACCTTTAGTGTACCGTCTAGATTGTGTGTAACGCCTGTTAATGCGTCTTGTTCTGCTGCTTCGGCTTCAGCATTAGTTTTGCCGGCTCGTCTGGCAGCGGCATAGACTTGTTCGGCCGCAACTTTTTGTGCGAATGTACCCTTAGCAGGTTGAGCCGTCATAAACGGTAACTGGACTGGTCCATGTGTTTTAGGAGGGCCGCCGTATGGAGAAGGTGCCGCTGGCGCTGGTGCTGGTGCTGGTGCTGGTGCTGGTGCTGGTGCTGGTGCTGGCCAAACCGTGGCTTTGCTAATAGCCTCACGACCTTCTTCATCCTTTTTCAATTGAGCCTCTTGCTCTTCGGGAGTAGCATTGGGAAGGAATGTGCCTTTTTCGGTCAACATACCCTCATCTAACATACCATGATCGCCTAGATCCTGATACAGTCGATCACTGATCCATTCGTAGGGATCACCTGAACGTGCTTTGGCCACACCATAGGGCATGTCATCGTGATAGTAGTCAAACAATGCATCGTACAAGTGATCGCTGAGATCTCCGTGCTGGAGGAAGTCGTGGATGTCACGCCGGAATGTGTGCAGTATGTGCTTCAATGTGTGATGTGTGTTGTCTGTCAATACATTTTCGTTTACAGGCATGCCTGCTAGTCGACGCATACGTTGCAGACTTTCAAAAGTTTGGAGATTGTCGCCTTCGTCTACATCTTTTCCAAAAAATTGTGGGTTGCGTGGAGGATTTTTTGTAAGATAGCTTGAAGCGATATTATCATTGTGTATAACAGTGACTTTGTACATGCCTTGACCATCGGGGCCCGTAACGCTGGCTATTCTCTCTTGGAAATCTGGATTGCCGTTGCCTGTGTCAGTGGTTGTACGCTGTGAACCAACTACTGCATTCATCGGTTGTCCAATCTTCTGGAAATTTGCTATTTTGTCATCCTGGTCGGGATCATCCATAGTTTCATCTGATGATTGGTCTACAATTGACTCTGACATACCTGCTAGTCTACGGAACACATTGAGATTTTCTGCTACAGGTGCTGGTGCTGCAGGAGCAGCGGGTGGTACCTCTGCTGCTGGTGCAGGTGCGGCGGGCGCTGCCGGAGCAGCAGGTGCAGCAGTTTGGAAACTTGCTGCCAGTTCACTCAGTTCAGGACTCTGATCTTTGTTGCGAGTGATCCAGGATTGTACCAAAGGCACAGCATCTGCATCAGGATCTTCTTCGGCCATGGCTGCAAGTTGATCAAACAATGCATCATCACCAATCAGATCATATAACACATCTGTGACATTCTCGGCGTCAGGACCCAGGGGTCGCGGCTGACTCAACCAGTCTTTGAGTCGAGTCATCTTTTCTGGAGTATCGGGCATGGCCCAGGTTCCTTCTACCAATCTGGCAGCCCATGATTCAAATATATCTGCTTCTTTCATAGCTTTTGCTTCCTGTTGTATCTTTGCCAACATGGGCAAAGCTGATTCTATACGTGGGTCAATTCGTGTTTCCACAAACATGCCACGCA